GAAAACGATCAGCAGGATATCATTGTTGGCAATTCCCGTCGGCGCCGTCAGCACGGTATTGGTACGTGACGCGTAGGCGATGGAACTCGAACTGCGATAGGCGGCTGACATGGGGGTTGATTACGTTCCGCTCGATTGCGTCCCGGCAACCTCGGCAATACTGATCAGCCCCGACTCGATGTTGTTCTGCAGTCCCGTAATCCAGCCTTGCACTGCCGTCAGATTTGCGCCTGCTAGGGATACGGTTGCGTTGAAGTTCAAGTTGGGAATTTGCAGGGTGCACGCTGGCGTTGCGCCGGTGGCGACAATACTCAGCGATCCGTAAATCCACGGCTGCGCGGGCGTGCTCGAAACCATCAACTGCACTTGGGCACTGATCGTCATCGAGAACGGATCTGCATTGATCGACACGATGCGGAGCTTGTTGTAGCCCACAGTCGCGGCAGACCCTAGAGTTGTCGGAACCTGAATTGGCGTGGTGAGAGTGATCACGTGTTTTTACCTTTCCTGAACGCGCACGTAGGGCAGGCGAAGCTTTGCCTGCCCTACGTGCAGCATGACCATGTGAACGAACCGGCTTACTACTCGGTGTGCTCTACCGAAAATTCGTAATTCAGCGAGGCCGTCCCCGATGCCGCCAGCAAATCCACCGAAGGCGCCGTGGTTGCCGGAGCCAGCGAGATCGTGGAGTCTGGGTTTGGAGCTACCCAGCCGCCCGGGCCAGCTGCGCCACATCCAAAGACTACGTGGTTAGTTCGGCCAGTCGAGCTGGGCGTGGTCGGGCCGGTGGTCGCGGTCGTTACCGCAGCCGGACCGGTCGTGTCCTTCGGCCTCGGAGTGGTCAAGGTTCCGCCGGTGGTCGCCGTGGCCGTCGTTGCCCGCATGATGCGGAAGACGATGCCGCTGATGGCAGTGAGGCCGGCGCCTTTGCCGATCACGTAAGCTGCCTGCACCTGCGCAGTGCGCCACGGGCTAGCTGCAGCCGCGACGAAGGAAATAGCGTCAGTTTCGTTGCCGGGTGTACCGCTGCAGGAACTGTTGCCCGCAGTAGCAAGACTTGAGGTGTAAACAAACATGGAAATGCTCCTTTTTGGTTTTAAGTTTGAATCGTGGAACCGTCGTACCGATCCTTGCAAAGCTTGGTGAGGATGTGAGTGTCATCCTTCATGGCTTCAATCAATTCGGCTTCACTCAACTCACGGCCGAAATTCTCCAGCTGCGCGTCGTGAACTTTATGCCAAAACACTTCATCGGGCGCCATCGCCACATCGACCATCGGCGCCCATTTGGCCGCGCAAGGGTCGCAGAGATAGAAGGCAAAATTCTTCACGCGGGCCCAGTCGGTCTCCATGACCTGGCCGCCTTCTTTGCTGCAGTTGGCGCAAAAGATCGGCAGCCACTTCATTCCATTGGCCCACACGATCGAGCGTTCATTCCGTTGCGCAATGCAATTAGGGAGAGTTTCTGTTGCCATTTTGGTTCCTCCTAGGCGACTATTCCGTTATGGTGATTGAGCGCATGTCCGAAGAGCGATGGGGATGGCGAGTGCTTTTCTGGAAGATCGAACAGCTCAACACTCTGTCGTGGAAGAAGCACTGGTACAAGTTCGCCGTTCGGATTTATCGGGACACTTACGGAATTCAGGTGTCTCTGACAATCGCTCCCTAAGCATCTGATTCATGCGGTCAGCAAGGTGTAGGGGCGCTGGTGGTCGCTGAAATGTTTCAGCACCGTCGCCATGTCGCCCACGTAGGTATGCAGGCCTTCGTGGAGCACGATCATCCACGGGCACAGCCAAATTGAGCCGCCGATTTCTCGGAAGCGACGGCAGAATGCGTAGTCTTCCGTTTCCCAACGCTCGTTGTGAACGCCAGACGACCAGAAATCCGTGATCTTGCGGGACTCGTCGATATAGAACTGCGGACGACTCGAAGCGAGACGATCAAACACGCCGCGGTGGATGAGTGAAAAGCCAGAGGCCACCGAGTCGACCGATAACGGTTCCCCAAGTTTGATTTCCTTGCAGTCCGGACTCATGGCCGACATCCAGGTCGCTCCCATAAGCTCCAGCTTGTCCGGCATGATGGATGGATCTAAAAGAACAGCCTCGCGGATAGCATCCCAGTCCGTCTGCTTGCGCGGGCAGTTGGCCCCGATCACATCTTTGTCGAAATGCAGCATGCCCAGAATGTCCATCGCATCAAACCCGACATCGTTGTCCACTTGCAGCAAGTCCGTGCAGTCAGAGCGCAAGAAAGTGTCGGTCAACTTATTCCGCGCCAACGAAATATCCGACTCGCCGCTCAGCAGCTCGACCGCATAGGAAATCCCGTAACGGACAAACATTTCCTGCAACGCCAGCACGGAACGGAGATAGGCCGGCGTCGTGCCGAAGAGCAGGGTCGCGAGCATGACCTTCCGCTTGCGCAGCTTTTCTAACTCCAAGTGAATATTCATTTACGTTTTTTGCAATCGTGAGGAGAATGCGAGTAGTGTTGCGGAATGAATTCGACCGAGCGCAAGCCGCAGCTTGGCTTCTGGTGGTGCTTTTGTTGCGAATGCGATCTCTACGAAATCACCTCAGACGACGACATCCTCGAGATTGAATCCGCGCGCTCATATAAGGCCACCCACGTCTGGGAGACCAAAGAAGACGCCATTGCCGAACTGAGCCGAGATCCATATTTCCGTAGAGAGGACATCGCGACGCCTTTTAGGCGGGGACCCGCGCGATGGCGATGATGGAAGTCGCACCAGGCGCAGGCAGTTCGATGGTGATCGGTCCATTGCTCGCAGTGGTGGTGCCAAAGCCCAGAACAGCCAAAGCCTTATTAGAGCGGCTGGCGTTGTAGATCACCGCCGCATCTGCGGAAAAGGTTGCATTCTTCCACGCTGGGTCCGTGGACCAATCGATATAGGCGCCTCCGCCTGGCAGGGCTCCGACGGTGAAGCCGCTCAGCGCGATTCCGCCTTGCTTGTAATTGCCCACAGTCGGAAGTTCGCCCGTGGTGTTGTAGGTTGTGAGCGCGGCGTTCTTGTCCGTGGCCGCGGCCTGCGTGTACAGCGCGATCTTATAGGTGTCGAGCGGCTGGTGCACGCCGTTCAAGATGTCCTGAAAGAATTGGTCGGTGAGGCAGGCTTGAAATGGCATGTTATTCCTCGAGGATGTCGGCGCCGTCCATGGTTCCATCTGGGCGCTTGTTCAATTTCACTCTGCGCTTACGGTTCCACTGCTCCAGAATTTCCGCTCCCGCCGTGCTTCCGTCCGCATTCTTGATGAGATTGACGCGGCGCGTCTTGACCTGCCGGGGCTTGCTTCGGTCATCATCCTCTTCGCCGTCCGGCGCTTCCTCAACCGTGACACTCAGTGGCTGGCAGGCTTCGCGCAGTGTGGTCAGCGTCTTGCGCAGCTCTTCCGTTGCGAGCTCGTCGAGATCGCCCTTCATGGTGACGCGCCGGGAGAAATTCGCGATGTAATCGCGCAGGAAGTGTTGAATCGGTTCTGAGAGCGTGAAATCTTCCGGCGTCACATCCTCGCGCAGACTGAATGCCGATGCGATCTGAATAAAGACTGGTCCAAAGGCCTTCTGAAAGTCGGCCTCATTGACCTTCTTTCGTGTCGAAATGCGCCCGAAAGCGTCCCGGAAGGTGGGATAAAAGAGCCGGAAGTAGTGCTCAATCTCCCGCTTCCCGCCCTGCCCGGTCGCCTTTGGCGCTTTGCCCGAACCATCTCCGCCATCCTGATCGTTGCCGCCCTGGCCCTTGCCATCCTTACCCGCGCCGTTTCCGCTACTGTCAGAAGTACCAGTTACATCCATCGAGACATAGGCCATATTGACCGGCATCCAGAGCTTATCGGCCGGGTCCGTGGATTCCGCCTGCACTTTGGTATAGGGTTGCTCGCCCAGAAGCTTCCGGCCTTCGTTGACCGTATAGATTCCGGCGTAGCGGCCCATCTGTACGCCCTTCAAGAGGTCAGAATAGACGGCGCGTTCGAACATGGTTGTATCCATGCGCGCGAAATAGCGACCCGCGTGTCGCCCCAGCTTGGGAAACATCCGCGTGTTGACGACCTGCTCGATTTTGGCGATGTAGGGCTTGACGGTGTAGGTCAGAAATTCCAGGCCGCGCTGCTCCATGTTGGCGCGCGACGACTCCGAGTCTCCCAGGAAGTGCACCGGCACGCCGAAGATGGCTGCGATCTGTTGGCGATTGAATTGCCGAGTCTGAAGGAATTGCGCCTCGTCAGGATTTACACCGACCGCCGCCCACTCCAGCCCACCGTCGAGCATGGCCATGGAATGAGAATTGCCGCGGCTGTGCGCGGCGATCCAGGACTCAACGGCCGCCTTCTTTTTGTCCGGAGCGATAAAGTTCGCTGCTTTCAGGTAGCCGCCCGGGCGGGAATCATTGGCAAAGAATTTTGCCGAGTAGGACTGCGCTGCCAGATCGTTTCCTAAGACTTCGCGCGCGTAGTATTTCACCGGCGAGAGTCCGACCAGCCCGTCCATGCCCATGCCGCGGAACTGGCACATATCCGCTGCATCAATCCAGCGCTCGTACTGCCCGGGTGTGTCATTGGTTTTGTAGGCTAGCGAGCCATCCGGTCGACGGTACGGAATCGTCCGAAATGGACTGCGCAGATAGAGTCCTGCAGGCTGTCCTGCATTGTTGTAGGCAATCTCTGCGTAGGCATTCCCCGTGAGCAGTTTGTGCACGATCACGGTCTGCCAAAAATCCGCTGCCGTAGTTTCTGGATTCGGCTGATTGTTGAGCACGTTGTCCAGAATGTGATCGCTAGCAATGGTCTCGCTGCCATCGTCCAGCGTTGTCCACACTCGGAAAGGAAGAGTTGCAATGGCTCCGGAGATCACGCGCACGCAGCCCACGAAGGCCGCGATCTGCATCGCCGTCAGCTCATTGACTTCGACGCCGCTCTCCGACGGTGCTACGCCGAACCATCCCGCAAAATAATCCGCGGGGAAGCTTACAGTGCTGCCCATGTAATCGCGGAATTCCTTGGCGAGGTCGCGCCAGAATTTTGTCATTTCTTCCTCATCGACATAAATGCAGAGAGAAGTAATAGAGCGCCGGCGGAGATCGGCCCCAGCGGTCGATAAATCCAAGCCGCGCCAGCGACGATCAGCCCAGCCCCGAGAAGCAGGGAAAGAATCGTGAAGCGATTCATGCGCCGGAAACCTCTGCGTGTATGTGCATCATTTGCGGCGAGAGAAGGGGGATGTCGTCACCTTCGCGCACAGTCTCAAATGTTTCGCTTTCGAGCAGAACTTCCAGTGTTGTCGGCCATCCCAGCCGCACGTTCCGAATGGTGGCATCGTCCGGGATCGCCTGCTCAGTCACCAGATAGCCGCGGTGCGCTCCCTGAGTGAATAGATGGCAGAACAGATCGCAGGAAATGATGAGGCGCTTGACTCTCATTTAACCCTTGTCCGCCGGCTCCAATTCGAAGATGCGCGGTACGAAATCCACGACGCCAACGAGTTTGAGGCCGTGCGCTTCCATCGCCGCCTGGAGTCCGCGGCTGAGATTCCTTCGCCTCTCTCCTGCCATTGGCTCGCCCAAACAGATCAGATACTTGCCGTCTGTTTTCAGTTCATACACTTCGAGCTTCGGCTCAAGTGCTAACAGCTCATCGACTCTCATGCCCGCCCACCGTGCTTCCCGCAATCGAAGATCATCTTGCCGTTGACCATCTGGCCTTCGGTCAGAGAGTTGCACTTCGCGCACTTATTGAAGACAGACACGCCGCCGCCAGATCCTTCGCCCGCATCGATGTCCATCAAGCGCCGCATGGCCGTGAGCAGTGCCGTAACCGGATCAATTTTGTTTTCGTAGTTTTCTTTATTGGGGAAGAGGTTGTCATTTTTGTCGATGTGGCAGACGACATTCGAGACTGCCCAGGTGAGGATCGGGTCGCCGTCGAAGTGGAATCGTCCGTCGTAGACTGCGGCTTCCAGTTCTTTCATGGGCTCGGAGAGCATCTTTGCTGTTTGCGGAACTTCAGAAAGCTTGATACCCTCTGGCTGAAGATGATTTACGAATTGTTGAGCTTGGTAAGGATCATGGGCAACTTCTAAGACTTCAAACTGTCGGCAGTCGGCGCGGATCGCGTCTTCGACTGCATCGTAATCGTTCGTCTCGCCCGGACAGGTGTGCAGCCGGCCGTCGATGACCCAGCCTTTGTATTGCGAGTTCTGGGTCTGATCGAGCCGCGCTTCCGGTGTCCAGTAATCTCCGAAGACGTAGTAATGCCGCTTCTCTTCCATGTCCTTCCAGAAGAGTTTTATCTTGGCCAGCAGATCGAGCTTCGAAGCCAGATCGAGGCCGACCATGCAGCGCTCGCCGCCGAAGTTCTCAAGAGTCATAGTTGGGTCCGCGCATTTTGCCCAGCGCTGCATGTCCATCCAGGCGTGATCGGCGTTGACCCAGACGCATTCATGTTTGGTTTGGAAGGATGGCTGCTTGGACGCAATCTGCAGAGCCTGGTGAAGCTCAGAGCTGAGCGCGTCCGGAAAGACTGACACGCCCCAGTTTGGATTGGCTTTCTTGACCGATTCAATCGTTGCCCAATCGTCGGAATCGTCTATCGAGAAAATTATGCCGAATACGCGGTCGTCTTCGCAGACGCCTTCAAGAATCTTCGTGACGTAGCTGCGGACCTCATAGCAGACGCCGGCCCGGTCGCTGCCTGCCGTCGTGATCTCCCAGAGCAACGGCTGCTCCCGTTTGCCGCATGCGGTCTTGAGCACGTCATAGAGATCGCGGGATCGATGCGCGTGAAATTCGTCGATGATGGCGCAATGGATGTTGAGGCCATCGAGGGAATTCGCGTCAGACGATAAGGCGCGGAACCAAGAGGCTGTACTTTCCTGATTGATCGAGTGCGAAGAGGCCTGCACGCTGAACCGATGCCGGAATTGCTCCATCCCGCGGACCATAGCCTGCGCCACGCCGAAGACGATGCGAGCTTGGTCTCGGGTTGTGGCTGCGCTGTAGACTTCGGCGCCGCCTTCCCCGTCCATCGCGAGCATGAAGAGGCCAATCGGGGAACTGATGGCGGATTTCCCATTGCCGCGGGGGACTTCGGTGTAAGCCTCGCGGAATCTCCGCTTTCCGATAGTAGAAACCCAGCCAAAAACAGTCGTGAGGATGAAAACCTGCCACGGCTCCAGCCGGATAAGCTGGCCCCGGAGCGGACCCTTGATGTGCGGGCAAAGTTCGACGAAAAGACAGATGCGCTCGGCCGTAGAAACGTCAAACAGCCAAGGAAACTTGACGGTATTCTGCCGCTTGAGGTCATTCTGCTGCCGCTGGCAGGCCAAGCGGACCCACTTGCAGGCTGGAACCTTCCCGCTGAGGACATCCTGTGCATATCGTTGGGCAATTTCGACATGGCTTACTGAAGCTTCGGCGACTGCACCCGATCCCACGGGTCGTTCTTCGGCTTTTCGGGCTGGCTGGCGGACACGCGGCTGCTGTCGGCGGGCGTCATGCCGAAGTCGCGCAGATACCCGCGTAGTAGATTTCTTTCGGCGGATGTCGCTCTTCTTTTTCGGCAACTCACGAGCAGGCAAGCGATCTCTTCCATGGCGATGCGGTCACGATTCTTGGCAACTCCGGGCGGCAGCAGGCTGGCCACGTAGATCCAGGCAGCCTTTTCGTCGCGATCCAGATGTTTCGGCGGATCACCGAGTTCGCCAGTTGGCTGCGGTTCATTCTTTCGTGCTCGTTTGCGTTCGGGATGTTTGAGATAGGCGCCGCGAGCTTCAAGTTTCGCGGTCGGAACTCTAGGCTGTGGCATTTTGGTCGGTTAAAAACTGGCGTTCTCCACTTCGGCGCAAAAAATGGCTGAACGGGAGACACGCGCGGTGGCCCGGCAGGC